ATACAAAACTCTGATTTTTTTGGGATGTATGATGCGGTTGATGGTGTAATTGCTTTAGGTTGGGAAAAACCTGATAATTACGAAGGAAAAAGATTAGTGTTTCATTTTGGAGACAAATTAGAAACTGTTGAGAATAAATTATACGAAAAAGATATCGTATTAAAATGGGAAAAAAATTTAGTTAGTGATGAAAAATATGAATCCTAAATTAGTTAGACTTTTACACGAGGGGTTTTCAATTAATACTTTGGAAAACCTGTCTAAAGAGCAAATTAATGTGTTACATTCTAAAATTGTAAATGAGCAACCTAAACCTGTTGAAAAAACAGTGACTTCTAAAGTCATTGAATTACCAACAGGAGCAAAAACAGCGATTGCGGGTTCAACAGTAACTAATCAAGGAGGTAAAACTATTATTACTACAACACCAACTGAAGGTGAATTAGAAGAAAAGGAAGAATTTGATTCTATGGATGCCAATAAAGGTGAAGACGACCAAGATCCAATTCAGAAACAGGGTCCTGATAATATGCCAACAGAAACTAGACTACAAGAAAAGGCAGTTTCAAAACAACAACAAAAAATTATGGGATTAGCTCTTTCAGTTAAGAAAGGTGATACCCCAAAGTCAAAAGTTTCGAAATCGGTTGAAAAAATGTCAAAAGAAATGTCAAAAAAAGACCTCGAGGATTTTGCTTCAACAAAACATAAAGGATTACCAAAAAAAATAGAAGCAACTGAAAGTATTAAAAAAGGTGTTAAAAGAAATGACCAAAAAGATATGATTGATGGGGTTATTGAAATTCTTAAAAAAGTTAAAGATATTAACAATAGAAAATCCATCGCAAAGGATATGGTAAACAAATTTAAAAGAGAAGGTATACAAACCGATTTTAATAAATTTATGGAAGATTGTGGGGTGGATGATACAAAAAAACCGGTTAAAAATATAGGGATAAATAAAAGTGATGAACAAAAAAAGTCTAAAAAAATAGAAGAAAGTATTTTAAGTATTATTCAAAATCACTTACCTCCACACACAACAAAAGGTGAAGTGATGAGGTCCCTTAATAAAAGAAAATAATGATGAATGTCTTTATCAAAAGAACAAATATTACTAGAGTACGCTAAATGTGTAAATGATACTCCGTACGCACTCAAAACCTATCTACAAACTTACGATAATACCCAATCTAAATACGTTCCATTAGAATTGTTTAACGACCAAGTTACGTTAGTTAAAGACTACGATACTTGCGAAGAAAATATTGCTTTGAAGTATCGTCAGGCGGGGGTATCTACGGTAACTTCTGCTTGGGCATCAAAAAGATTGGTGTTTGCCAAAAAATCAAAACCAGAAAAAATTCTAATTATTGCAAACAAAATGGACACCGCAATGGAAATGGGTAATAAGGTCCGTGCATTTGTTGACCAATGGCCTTCATGGTTAGGTGTTACATTTTCAAACGAAAAGAATTCACAAAGACACTTTAAATTAACCAATGGTTGTGAGGTAAAGGCAGTTGCAACATCAAAAGATGCTTTGCGTGGTTATACACCAACAATATTAATATTCGATGAGGCCGCATACATTAACGCTGATGAAGATTTTTGGTCTGCTTGTATGGCGTCCCTTTCAACAGGAGGTAAAGTTATTGTAATTTCAACACCAAACGGATTTGACCCAATTTATTATTCAATTTATAGTCAAGCGGTAAAAGGGATGAACGACTTTAAGATTACAGAGATGTACTGGTTTCGTGACCCACGTTACTCCAAAGATTTAAAACTTATTAAATGTAACGATATTGTTCACTACATGTTAAATAGGGGTGATTATAATGATAGTGAAATAACATTAGATTATTCAGAAACTAAAGTTAGTGATAGAGATTTTGAAGATATAAAAAGAAAAATAGAACATGAGGGATACAAACCTTATAGTTCTTGGTTTGAGGCGATGGCTAAAAAGTTAAAGTTTGATAAAAGAAAAATATCACAAGAACTTGAATGTAACTTTTTAGGTTCGGGGGATAGTGTTATACCTGCCGAAACCATGAAAAAAATAAAAGAAAATCATATTAGAGAACCTGAAAATAAATTTATGGGAGGTGCTCTTTGGCAATGGAAAGAACCTGTAAGTGGTCATAGATATATTATGGGTGTTGACGTATCAAGAGGGGATAGTGAGGATTTTAGTACATTATCTATTATTGATTTTGATAATAGAGAACAAGTTTTAGAATATATTGGTAAAGTCCCGCCTGATGTTTTGGCGGAAATTGCATTTAAGTGGGGGACAATGTATAGTGCATTTATTGTTATTGACATTACCGGAGGTATGGGTGTCTCTACATCTAGAAAATTACAAGAATTAGGTTATAAAAATTTATATATCGATGGGGTCAATCCTGCCGATAAATGGAAATGGGATCCAAAATCACAAGATAAAATACCAGGAATTAACTTTAATTCAAAACGTGTTTTAATTATCCAAGCCTTTGAAGAATCGTTAAGGTTTGATTTTGCTTTGAGGTCACAAAGACTATTTAACGAATTAAATACTTTTGTTTATGTTAACGGTAGACCTGACCATCAAAAGGGCCAACATGATGATTTAATCATGGCATTTGCGATGGCTATATTTGTTGGTGAGACTTCTTTTGCTCAATTAGAAAAGGCGACGGAACAAACAAAGGCGATGTTAGAATCATGGACCTCTGAAACAAATATGTTCAAAGACAGTTCTCAAAATTTTAATCCTGGTGTTCCTGTAGATATCTATAATACTATGAACTATGGTAGACAACAAGTAACTAAAAGTGATTATGAAAAGTATTTATGGTTATTCGGTGGTAGAACAGTTTAATTTATAACAACTAACACTATTATTTAATTAAAAAAATTATGGCACAAGATAAAATGACAGTATGGCAAAGATTAGGTAAGGTTTTCGGACCTAGTGCCACCTTAGACCAACAAGCACCTGTTTTTAAGTTTGATAAAAAAGAACTACTCAAAACTACGGATAAGACTGAGTTTGAAAAAGAAAAATTACAAGCACAGCAAACTATGTACATTGGTAAACAATGGCAAAAAGTTGAGGGTAATCTATACCAACAGGCGGTTTATTATGAACCAACAAGAATGGCGTCATATTATGATTATGAATCAATGGAGTATACTCCTGAAATTTCTGCAGCACTAGACATATATGGGGAGGAGTCTACCACACCTGATAAAGATGGTCATATTTTACAAATTTATTCAGAATCAAAAAGAATTAAATCGGTATTGGCCGATTTGTTTAACAACAAATTAGATATTAGTACAAACTTACCTATGTGGACAAGAAATACTTGTAAGTTTGGGGATAACTTTGTTTATTTAAAATTAGACCCAGAAAAAGGTGTAGTTGGTTGTCAACAATTACCTAATATTCAAATAGAAAGATTAGAAAAAGGGATGAGGTTCCAACCTGATAAGTACTCACAAGAAATGGAGAATGATGCTTTGAAGTTTACTTGGAAAGAAAAGAACATGGAATTTAATACATGGGAAATTGCTCATTTTAGAATTTTAGGTGACGATAGAAAACTACCTTACGGTACTTCTATGTTGGAAAAATCACGTCGTATTTGGAAACAACTTTTATTATCTGAAGATGCAATGTTAGTTTATCGTGTATCGAGAGCACCTGAAAGAATGGTGTTTAAAGTGTTTGTTGGGAATATGGATGATAAAGATGTTGACCCATATGTACAAAGAGTTGCTAGTAAATTTAAAAGAGACCAAATTTCAGACCCACATACAGGTAACGTTGATATGAGATATAACCAATTAGCAGTAGACCAAGATTACTTTATACCCGTTAGAGACGCCGCAGCAACAAACCCAATAGAAACATTACCTGGTGGTGGAAACTTGGCAGAGATTGCGGACATTGAGTATATCCAAAAGAAACTTGTAACGGCATTAAGAATACCTAAAGCGTATTTAGGTTTTGAAGAGGCGGTTGGTGATGGTAAAAACTTATCATTATTAGATATTCGTTTTGCAAGAACAATTAATAGAATTCAAAAATGTATGATTGCCGAATTAAACAAAATTGCAATCATTCACTTATTCTTATTAGGGTTTGAAGATGAATTAACAAACTTTACATTAGGATTACATAACCCATCAAAACAATCTGATTTATTGGGTATTGAATTATGGAAAGAAAAAATCACATTATATAAAGATGCGGTTGCTGAGATTCCAAACACGGTGTCTCCTGTATCTGCATCTTGGGCTAAAAAACATATATTAGGATTCTCTGATGATGAGATTAGATTAGACATACAACAACAAAGAATTGAAAGGGCAGTTGCTGCTGAATTAGGTAAAACCGCCGAGGTTATTACTAAAACGGGATTGTTTGATAATATTGATAAGTTATATGGTAAAAAAGATGGTGAACCGGCAGGTGAAGCAGGTGCTGAGGCAGGTGCTGAGGCAGGTGCAGATATGGGTGCAGCAATGGGTGGAGCACCAGAAACCCCTGAAGCACCGGCCGATGCAGGGGCAGCAGTAACTCCCGAAGGGTTTAACAAAAATGATTTGAATATATTATTAGAAGAAAATTTGTTTGGGGGAGGAGATTATATGGATTTAGCAAAAGGAAGAAATTCATTATTAGAAATCAACGATAAATTGAAGGATTTACTAAGTTAGTAAATATTTATAATTAAAAACATTATGAACACGTTCGGAACAATCAAAACAAAAATAGAAAATGCGTCCGTTGACCAATACGGCAAACCAACTTTTAAAACATATATGAATCAGTTAAAATCTATGGTTTTAGAAAATAAGGATTTAGCGGAGCTGTATTATATTTATGACGACCTTTCACAAAAAAAAGGATTAAGTAATGATATCGCAATTGATTATATTAACGAATCAATTGAATATTCTCAAATTCTACTTGAGAATAACGAACGAGAACTTATGAAAGTTGACAAATGGATTTCTTCAATTAATAAAGGAACTGAAAACAACTATAAAGATTTAGATATAACCATATATAACAAATCTATTAAAAATTTAGAGACAGTATTAGAATCTAAAAAAAGAATTATTAATACTATTATTTCTGAAGATAAAAAACAAATTAAAGAATCTATTAATTTACCACTTAACACCATGTTAAAAGTGGCTAAT